TGATAATCCAGCATTTCTTCCTCCTCTAGCTATACCAGGTGCCATTACAACATCATCATTTACTGTTCCTTGTATTAAACCACCTTCTCTAGTTGATATAATAGGTCCTTTACCTGCTGGGATAATTGCATCACCTGCTTGATTTATATATTTTTTAGATGCTGCAAATGCTAAACCACCTGCTATTAATCCTCCTGCTAGGGCATATGGATTACCTATAGATTTAATTGCGGCTTGAGCAGCTTCTTGTAATGTTTGTTTTTTCTTTAAATCTAAATTTACTTTTTCTATTGCAATAATTGAAGCACTTATAGCTTTAAAAGTTGTCATCCCTACTACCGCTGCTCCAATAAAACCTGAAATTTTAGTAATTATGTTAAGGACATCTGTTAGTAATTTTACTCCAGGGATAAGAGCTTGTGTAAGTTTAGTTATAGTATCATTAAAAGCTTGTTGTGCATCTAATTGTTTTAATTGTTCTAAAGTAATACCTTTAGCATTAGCTCTTTGTTTATCAGTTAAATTATTAATTAAATCGGATTGTAATACCATATCAGCCATTTGTTCACGGCTCATACCTAAAGCTCCTGCTATAGCTTCTTGTTCAATACGTGTAGCATTAGCAAATGAATTTATTACTTCTTGATTATTAGCTATTTCATCTGTTAATCCAGCTAAATTATTAGTTAAAGCAAAAAATCTTGCTCTTTCTAAATTTAACTGTTTACCTGTAATAACTTCAGCTTCAAATTCAGCCGCAATAGAGGATTCAATATCTAATAAACTTCCTGCAATATCATTAACTTGTTGCAAACTTAAACCTAATTGATTTGCCTTGATTACAGCATCTCCAATTTCATTTACTGAATTTCCTAATGATACAGCAATATCACTAGACACATTAGCAGTTTCTTCTAATATTTTTTGTTGACTAAATGCTTTAGGAACGGATTGGACTAAAGCATCTAATGAATTCTCTAAATTAGTTCCTGTAATTTGAGAAAATTGGGCAAACCTACCGGATGCTTCAGCGCTTAAACCTATAGCTTTAGTTAATTCACTAGCTGCTTGGATTGTTTCTGGTGGAAAAGCTATAGCAGCATTTACACCTAATTGTTCAGTTAATGCTACTTGGGTTTGAATTAAATCAACACTAGTAACAAGACCATCATTAAGTAAACCTATTCTTGTAGGAGTTTGTCCTGTTTGTCTTACAAATGCAGTTTGAGCTTCACTAAGAGCATTAAAATTTCTAACAAGTAAAGTAACACTAGCAAGTGCAAGAGCTAATGGACTTGTTGCTGCAGCAAAACCAGCTTTTAATGAATTTGCTACTTGGTCAAGTGTATTAAGTCCCTTTCCTCCTTCTTCAATAGATTGTATAGTTGCATCAAGTAAATCTTGTTGTGCTTCCTCAGCAATATTACTAAAACCTGGAATAGCTCCTAAAATTTGAAGAAATTGTGAAGCGGGTTTTACTTTTTTTAATGCTTCTTCTCTTAACTTATTGCTTTTTTCTAATTCTTGAGTTCCTAATTTAGAGAAAAGTAACTCTTGTTCCATTGGGGAAAGTAGTGCTACTCTATCATCAAATTGTTTAGATAATGATTTTTGTTTTTCTCTTTCAATAAGTAAATTACTATTTGCTACAGCTCTTTGTTCTTTAGTTGCTCCTAATTTACTTTCTTCTATATCTTTTTCATCTTTAGTAGATTGAATAATTTTATCTTGAATATCTACTATAGCATTAATTCTACCAAGCCTTCTTTTATCAATACCTTCAGCAATACTTCCTTGTAGTTGTTGAGATTTTCTAATTAAATTATCTCTTTTAGCATAGTCTCTTTGTAAGGCATTAATACTAGAATAGGCTTTTCCTTGATCTAATAAAACATTATTTATAGCTCTAGCTGTTTTTAGAGTTTCTCTTTCAGCTTCAGTGTTTTTACTATTTATTCCGTAAAGTTCCTTTAAAGATTCTACAGCAGAGAAACCTATATTTACATTAGCTTCTCTAATACTAGATAACCTTTCCTCAAGTTTTAGAATATCTTGTAAATCTTTTTTTTCTTCCTTTAAATTTCTTTGTTCAGCCATAATTAGGTTATATCATATATAAATATAAAAAATGCCTACTTTTTAGTAGGCATTGAACTATTATAAACATTGGATGGGTTTATATTTGGTCTGTGAATTTTTGAATCGTTTTTAAGAGTATTTGTAGATTTATTATATGCTTCTTCTTGTTTCTTAAAATATTCTTCTAATTTTTTATAAGTAAAATTACGAAGCCAAATAGGCATATTATAAAGAGTGTGCCAATCATATCCACCTTGACCATGAAATACTATTTCATGTATTTGTGAAAATAAATTTGATCTATACTCTGGCGTCAGGCCAAAAAAAGGTAAGGTCTACTGGAATGTTGATGGCCTCCTCTACATCATCTCCATAGTATTTAAGTTCAACATCAGGTGAAACTCTACGGATTTCTTCACGTAATGCTCTAGCGTCTCTAGCTAATAAATAAGTATCTATAAATTCTCTAATAGTTTTCTTTTCTCTATCACCATCTACTGAAGTAATCATGTATTTTAGTCTTGTAGTTGCTTCAGGAACTATATCTTTTCTAATTTTCTTTAATCCTTCAAGTTCTCTATCTATAGATTTTTCATCACCATGAGTTAATAGTTTAAAAGTAATTGTTGTTTTAGAGCTTGGTAAACTAAATTCAAATTCATTTACACCCTCTTCTGCTAAATCTTTAGGATTTAAAGTTTTATCTTCTAATGTAGTTAAATCAACTGATAGTATTTCTCTTCCATAAGAAAATTCATAGTCTTTACCATAACCTAGTACTCTGGCTGCTATTAGTAATGCATTTTTATCACCAGTAATTAAATCATTATAATTTATTTTAGATACTATTAATGATTCTAGTAATTTATCTAATACTATACCCTTAGTAATATAATTAGTATTAGTTAAAATATCTTCTTCTTTGGCAGTCATATATTTCATTTCTATTTTACCAGAAGATAATGGATTATCCTTGGGATAGATTAATCCTTTAGATGGTAATTCAACAACTTCAGTTGGGAATTTAAATTTTGATTCTGTAACGTTTTCTTCCATACTTTAAATAACTTAATTTTTACGGATATAAATATATAAAAAAGAAAAATGGTGCCTAAATAAAGCACCATTCTCAAAGGTATGGAGGGTTGGGTAATTAAAAGTTTAAGATACAGTAATCCATAGCTATAGTGATATCTAAGTTGACAGCTGCTTCAGCTGACCAATCATACTCACCAAATGTAGCAGTTTTAACGTAAGCTCCTTTGATAACCCATTCGCTTACTACGTCTCCTACTGGACCTAATATATCTAATGTTAAATCTTTTTTATAGAAATCTGAATATCCATCTCTACCAGTTACACTTTCGTGTGCTAATCTAGCCCATTCCATTATAGCTTGAGCTCCTGATGGAGTTACAGGATCGTATAGACCTAAAGTCATATCGTTCCATCTAACTTTTCCTTTTACTTTTCTATACACATTCAGGTGATCTAGAATTATTTCACCTGCTTCAAATCCTGGTGCTGTAGCATTTTTAATTAAATACGCTGGTACACCATCAACGTAAAGTATAAATCTATTTTGAACTTTTGGTTCAAAAGCGGTGAACATTATTTCGTTAGGGTCTAATACTGCCATTTTCTATTATTTATTATAAATATTGCCTTTTTAAATTTTTAGAATTCAACTCCCGTAGGTGTTACGTTGAAGTCTAGTACAATGTATTCAGCTGTTTTAGTTGGTTGAATAAATATTTGTCCTACCATCTGGTTTCTATCAATAACATCAGCTGTGTTATTTGTATCGTCCATTACTACTCTATAAGCATACAACCCTTGTCTTTGTTGTACTGATTCTAAGTATGGATTTACTTGGTTTAAGAATCTGTTTCTTGTTGCAGCTGTATTTTGTTCGAATAATAATGTATTTCCAATGTTACCAATTACTCTTTTTAGTTCTATTAATAATCTTCTAACATTTACTCTATCTAAAGCAGTAGCTGCTGTTTGTAATGTTTTCTGACCAAATACTACTGTTCCATTTCCTGGGAATT